CGCCAACACCGATCAGGTGGCATAGGTTCTTCGACCATACCAGCGAAGTGCTCTGGTAGTCGGTCGTGCTCGCCGCCGTATTGTGCTCGCCGTGAAAGTAACAGATATCGTTCTGGTTCGCCGTCATCTTGGTGTGCGCGTAGGCGGGCGTCTTGAACGCCTTGGCCGGGCTCGATCCATCGTTGCCGTTTGAGCCGGTGCTCGGCTTGACGTGAAAGACTTCACCCTGGGTGATATCGCCCGAAATCGGATTTGAGCCCTTGTCGAAAAACTTGCTGTTGAATGGTGAACGCATCATTGGCTCCTGTCTAGGAACGCCTGCCGCAGTAAACGGAGGCCGCCGGGCGGAATCTCACCGCCCATTACCCTATTGGACTGCTACTTCATCTTTCCCATTTTCTTGTGCATGGCAGGCATCATGTGCTCGGCCTCGGCCATCTCGCCGTACTCCTTGCCCATCTTCATCGGAGAGAAAGCGGCTTTGGCGTAGAACGGAGCACCGCAGTAGCCGACCTTCGGCGTGCCGTCGGAACGATCAGGGCCACCAGGACCGGGCAGACCGGGCCAGTTCGCGGTCTTGATCGGCATCGCCGTGGAGACCGGCATTCCGCCTTGCGTGCCGCCAGAGGCTTTGCCACCGCCTTTGCCTGCCATACCGCCGTAGAGCTTGTTTGCCATACTGCCTCCTACTTGTAGGGCGTCGGCCGCGTCGGCATGCGCCGTTTCCTGCCGCGCTTGGCATCTGCCGCGTTGAACTCGCGTGCCACGGACTGCGAGATCCCGGCCCTCTTGGCGAAGGCCGGGTCGTGAGCTGCGGCAGCCATGAAGCGCGCCTGCTTTGCCGACTTCGAGGGCATCGCCGCTAGGAGACCTGCGCCCCGATGATCCAGCGCCAGTTGGTTGTCACCGGCGCATAACGCATATACCCTCTCCACTTCGCAACGAGTGTGCCGAAGTCCTCGACAAACGCAAACTCCATCCCGATCCGGTCGGACCAGAAGCAGTACATCTTGCGCTGCTTGGAATCGGCGAGAAACCAGTTGTTGGTGTCGGTGAGGCGCCGGTATTCATGCGTCGTGTAGCGCCCCTCATGGAAGTTGCGGTTGTTGTAGGCTGTATCCACTTTACCGGCGGACTTCACGATCTCGAACGCCTGCTCCGAAAGATCCGGCGGGAACCACAGTTCGTCCGGCTCGACATCGTAAAGCTCGGCCTGATCATCCCTGAACCCGAGCATCTGCAACCGCGCCGCGAATACCGCGGTCGCCGTCATCGCAGACGTGCCCAGGTTGTCGAACCCATTGGCCGTCGAAGCCCCCGAATTCGTGGTATGGGAATTCGAGCACAGCGCTACCGCCTCGGAATTCACTCCAAAATAGGTGTCGTAGGAGAAGGCGTTGTTGAACATCCGCGCTCCGTCCTTCTCACGCTTACGATGACCGCTGGTAACTAGATTCTTCGGCTTCTGGTCCATGATGTGGTACTGGTCGTCGTCGTAGAGCTTGCGCGAGATCTGGATGCCCTTGGAGAATTCCACCGGCGTCAGGGTCACGTCGTAGCCTTGCGACATGGACGAGAAATTAACCGTACCGTTGTGCTCGTCCCAGTCCGAGAGCGTCCCGATTTCCGAGAACGTCATGTTGTTGCGGCCATTAGTCCCGGCCATCGTGTAGATGGTCTCAATCATCGAGGTAAGCTGCTTTTTTTCCTCGAAGAAAATTTTCTGGAAACGCGGGTCCAGAAGGTCACCAAAACTGCCAGATTCCATTGGGGTTGTTGCCATATCAGTCTCCTGTCAGTTCTGGGTGGATTACGTCGGCCGGCCGCTGAAAGCGTGGTCGCCGAACATGATGCGGGCGAAGCTGCTTGAGCGATCCTTGAAGATGAGTTCGACCACGTTGTAGGCCGCCCCGGTTGGAGCCAGTGCCCCATTGATCCCGGTAAGGTCGCTGGTCAACGTGAGAGCCAGAGTCTGAGTCGGCGTGCAGGCCCCGGTCATAAACGTGTCGTCGGCGGCAACGTCGATTGGCCAGGCGACGATGAAGGTCGCTGTCGTGCTCGATGTGCTCGTGCATTTGCGTGCCTTACTGGCATTGGTTCCGGAGAGACAAAAGATGTATGTCTCGTCCAGATCCGGTGAAGCCACCGAAGCGGTCATGACGATCGTCAGGCCATCAGAGCCTCCCGATGAGGCCGTGTAGAGCGTCTGCGCGGTGCCGGAAGTTGCCCCTCCTGAGAGCAGCGCGTTATAGACCGCCAACGGGTTGACGATGATCTTGCTTGCCCGCTGAGTGTCCGAATTGTCGGACTGCTGCGCGGCGACGTAGGTGCCGGCGGTATCGACGTTGACGCCGATTGCGTTGGCCGCGCCAGTAGTTGAACCAAGCACAATGCCGGTGCCATCGGCAACGGCAACCAAGTAGGGCACACCCAACACTGTGTTGGTGGCCGCAACCTGGTAGGGTTTGATGAAGGCGGTACTGCCGCCAGACAGATCGTAGGCAAACTCCATGATGACCTCCTAGTCGCTCGCGCCGCAGCGCGGCGCTGGTTCAACTGGTCACGATGGATGCGTACTCAAGGGCTCGTTTCGTTCTTTCCCAGTTACGGCGATGCTCGATCGCATCGTGTCCGCAAACAAAAAAACTCGCAAGACCAGGAGCGTTGCACACATCGCAACTCCCGATCACGCGCCGCAGCTTCGGGTCCGGGTGGCGCTCGTAACGGGCCAGCTTCGGATCGAATTTACGTGCGTGCGAGTCACAGAGGATCAGCGCTTTTCCAAGCGCGATGAGATCATCGAGATGCGCCGAACCGCTGGTATAGCGATTCCTGCGAAACTCTGCGCGTGCCGCCTCGGCACGTTTGACCTCTTGCGGCGAATAACTCTGGCGAACCAGAATTTCCATCACGCCGCGGGGCGCTTGTTCGCGCCGGCGAATTTACGTTCTTCCCTGACTTCGGCCCAGCCCTTGTAGCGTCCGGCGGCCATACCGCGCTCGTAATGGGCTTTTTCCCGTGCGGTGAGGTTCTTCGGAGGGGTATCGTTGTCTCCCCCATCGCCTTCACCGCTGCCCCTGCGCCTGCCACCAGAGCCGCCGGAATCCTCGAAAGAATCCGCCGGACCGTTCCTGCCGAACCCCCTTGACCTGCGGATGTCCGCCGGGTCGCCGAAAGCGGAAATCAAGGCGGCTAGTTCGAGTTGTTCCTTAGTGCCGGTAAGTCCTGCGCCAGTCAGCCGCGTGTAGGCTCGCCTGGCCTGCTCCCGCTCGGGTGTGCCTTCCTCCCAAGCATCCGGTATCAGCACCTGAAACTCGGCCATCTGCTGCGCAACGCTGCGCTGCACTTCGCCGCTCGAAACCGCCCTCTGTGCGCTCTCGACTGCCTTCTTGGTCGCCCGCTCCACGATCTGGTTCTCAAAGATCGCGTCGGCCGCGTCCTGCGTGAGTTTTCCGGCTTCCACGAATTCGGCCAGTTGGCTTCTCGTGAATTCCTGCTGCTTCGGTTCAGCCGGCTTTGCCTCTCTCGCAGTCTTCAGTTCGGCCAGTAACGGCTCAATCTTGGCCCTGACTTCGGCAACCGCCTGGTGCACCTTCGAAGCGATCATCTCGTTCACGCGGGACATCGGGATTCGGTTTTCGCCAGAGTTGTCCCTGCCTTCACCGTCCTTCTGTGACCCCTCAGGGGGAGCTTCACCCTTGCTGTCTTTTTCGTCGCTCATGCCGCCGTCGCCTTTCCGCGTGTCAGGGATTGTCGAATTCCCGGCTTCGACCGTGGTGTCGAACTATCGACACCTGGCGCAAAGAGTAACCCCCATATTTGGCGTTGTCAAGTTCTCGTCACTCCGGGCAATACGACAGGCCACCACCTGATCTCTTCCTCGGTGGGCCGCTTTCCAAGATCCTTCTTCTTCCCGGTCCCCGTATCGTGGGCTTGACGCTTCATACGTGCTGCCCCGGTTCGTGCCAGTCCCGGTATCTAAGGCTGGCTGCGCCGGCCTGTCAGTCAGCGCATCGCTTTTCTTCCGAGCCGGGACGACA